ATGTTGAGTCGGGTGTAGGATCGACCTTGGTCATTCCTTCCTTCGAATCAAACTTCAGCACTTCTGCTCCTTCACCCGCGATCCCCGAGATCGACATCAAGGTGGAGTCAATCGCAGTTACGGCAACCACACGTAAGCTGAGAGCTCGTTGGTCACCAGAATTGGCACAGGATCTTAACGCATACCACAGCCTTGACGCTGAGGTTGAGTTGACACAGATCCTTTCCGAGCAAGTTGCTCTGGAAATCGATCGTGAAATCCTGAACGACCTTCTTACAGAAGCTCGTGGTGCTAACCTTTACTGGTCACGTGCTCCTGGTAAGTTCGTGAACAAGGAAACAGCTGCAGAAGTTAAGCTTAGCGATTCTCTCTCTGCTGGTCCTCGCTTTACGGGCACCGTCCGCGAATGGTATGAGACTCTGGTCGAAACCATTATCGACGTTGCTAACCAGATTCACCGCAAGACGCTTCGCGGTTCGGCTAACTTCATTGTTACCGGTCCCGATGTTGCCACAATTCTTGAGGCTTCGGTGATGTATCGTCCGGCTTATAGCTTGGATGGTGATGGCCAAGTAAGCAACCCCTTCAGCTTGGGTGCAGAAAGAGTTGGAACTCTGAGCAACCGCTTCCAGGTTTACAAGGACCCCTACTTCCCACGCAACAAGATTCTTGTTGGTTATAAGGGCGGTAGCTACCTTGAAACTGGTTACGTATATGCTCCTTACGTGCCGCTCATCGTCACCCCGACGATCTTCCAGCCAGAAGACTTCACACCCCGCAAGGGCGTGATGACTCGCTACGGCAAGAAGATGGTTCGCGCTGACTTCTACGGAACTGTTACCTGCATGGATATGAACATTATCTAATTCTTGCAGAACACAGTTCTACTTAAAAGGGACTCCTTCGGGGGTCCCTTTTTTTATCTTCAACTCGATATTTAATTGGAGGGCACTATGAAAAGCTCGTATAAAATCTGCTCTGAGAACTTTGTTAAAATCGGTGTTACTTTGTCTGACTATCTAGGGGAAGAAAAATCTTCCAAGGACAAGCCTGTTGTTCACAAGCTAAAGCCTTCTGATCCTACTGTTGTGGATGAAGTAAGAGTCTATATAGAGATGGGAAAACCTGATAAGTACGGAGTTGATGTTCGATGGGATATGGAGATAGACCACGATGACGACGTTGCTCTTGACCAGTGTTTAATTGACCACATGAGTTTACTGGTTGATAATGTAATTTTTGAGCTTGAAGACAACCTATCTGGTGTTGCTACACCTTACTTGACCGGATTAGTAAAAATTAAAAAAAATAACGGTATTTGGCTCTCTTCTTCTAGGCTGGGAATTTTAAAGGGACAGCTGCTAAGAATCTATCGATGGGCTTTCAAAAGATAGAAAAATTATTTTTTTAAGGGATACCTAGTATTAAGCCCGGTACATTCCATAAAGGCGAACTCACCGTCGTTCCGGAAGCATGTGAACAAAAGGAGATTAATTATGGTAAAGGTAGTAGTGGATGATGTCAAGGGTCTTGTCCAAAAAGGCGGAACCGGCCTGGAGATTAAAAATAGTTTTGCGATGACTAGTGGACACACGATAGAGGCTCCGGCCGCTGCCGCTGCAGTCGCAGCTTCTACAATTAGCACACAAGCTAGTTTTGTCTCAGTAACAAATGCAAATAATGCCAATGATAGGATTTATTTGCCCAGCCCAACTGATGTCCCCCTTGGTCATATGGTTGTTATTAGTGCACTCGAAGCATTCGAGCTTAGCTCCAAAGGTGATGGTACAACAGCTACCACAATCAACGGCGTAGCAGTAACAAATGCTGCAGGTGTCTTCTCAAAAGAGTTAGCTGTTGCAGCAGGTGCTGCTCTTGTTGTTACTAAGATAGGTGATAACGCATGGAGCGTAATTCTCTCGGGCGACGGAACGCCAGACTGACACTTTTATAAAAATTTAACTAAATTTTTGAAGGAGGCACCTTATGGTGCCTCTTTTTTTATTGCTGCTTTTCGCATGTCCCTTTTAAACCTTTGAAAACTATCTCATCTCCGAACATATTTAATAGCAGGAAAGTGACTAGGAGCTGTGCATGCCCACATTTGCAAATACAACTAATCCCACACCATTTGGATTTTTTGACACAGATACCAACTTCCAGACAGAAGCCGATGCAATGATTACTTTTGTCAAGAGAAAGCTCGGGGATGATATCCTGAGTGTTGAATTGACAAAGAAGCAAATCTGGGCTTGCTTCGAAGAGTCTTTTTTGCAATACGGCTCGATTATTAACGAATACCAAGCAAAGTCACAACTAACAGATTTTTTAGGAACAGCAACGGGAAGCATGTCAGGGTCGGAGCAACTCTACCCTAGAGAAACTCTGGAGTTTTTAAATCGTCAAGCAGAGCCCTATGCTTTTGAAGCAGGAATAGGGGGATCTTATGAGTCAATATCCGGGTCTATTCAGCTAATAAAAGATCAGCAAGACTACGATATTTACGACAACTTAAAGGATGCCGCCGGCAATCTTCTATTTTCATCTTCTCTTAATAGAAATAACACGAGAATGAAAATACAAGAAGTTTTTCACTTTAATCCCACAGCTGCATATAGATTTTTTGATACAACATCGGCAATTAACTACCTTAACAATGAGTTTTCTTTTGAATCTTTCACACCCGAAACAATATTTTACGTGCTTCCTGTTTTTGAAGATATTCTCCGCGCCGGGCAAATGAATGTTTCGCACCGAGTCCGAAGATCAAATTATTCTTACAAGATAACTGGAACAAAAATAAGAATATTTCCTATGCCTACTGGAAATCAGATTAACAAAAAGCTTTTTATTAGAGTTTCTTTTGCGCCCGACCCATTAAAACCTGCGTTTAAAGATGATTCAATTTATGGGGTGAGTAATTTATCTAACGTTCCTTTCGGAAGACTTAACTTTTCAAAAGTAAACTCAGTGGGCAGGCAATGGACGCGCCAGTATGCACTGGCTTTGGCTACAGAGCTTTTAGGTCTAGTAAGATCAAAGTTCTCAACCGTCCCTATTCCCCAGGGTGATCTCACTCTAAACGGCGGAAATCTTGTAACTCAAGGCAGAGAAGATAAGACAAAATTAGTAGAACAAATCAGAACTATGCTTGAGTCGATGACTTATGACAAATTTATTGAGATCAATGCAAACAAAGCTGAGAACATCCAGAAGCAACTTAAGACTATACCCGTTCCTAATGGCGGGGCTATTACAATGGGTTAGATAAATGCCTAGGCTTTTTATTACTGGAAGAGAAATTGACCTGATATCTGACTTGACAAAAGAAGTCAACAAAGACGTTATCGGGACAAAGATCTACTATTATTCAATCTCAGCTACTAAGACTCGCATTCATGATGTCTACTCAGAGGCTCCTGAGAAGATCTTTGAAAACCCGGTCGAAGTAACCGCAGTCGTTGAATACTCAGAAACTGATCAAAGCACTACCAAGTTCGGAATAGATAAAAACTATACTGTCAAGGCTTTTCTTCATGCAAGAGACTTGCTTGATATCGGTCTTGATGTTCAGGTGGGTGACTTCTTTAGCTACGGCGATGTTTTTTATGAAATTGCTGCAAGAAAAGTTGAAAAGACTCTTTTTGGACAAATCGAGCATTACGCAGGCATAACTTTAACTGCTGTTCCTGCAAGAAAGAACAATTTTGTCACTCAGGTTCTTGGGCCGACAGATTTTACATACTCAGATGCAGATGCAGTTCAGACTACCTACAATCAAACTCGAGGCTTTAAGGAAAATGATGATGGAGTTACAGGCGACGTAAGAGCACTTCGCGAGAAAGGTGTCCTAAGTGACCCGATTACAGGTCCGAAGCAAGTTTCTCCTAGGGGTAGTGAAGTTCCTGATGACTATTCTTTCTATGATGAAGGCGAAGGGTAATTTATGCCTACAAGAAAAAACATAGGGAATCCTAACGGGGGCTCAATACACCAGCCAGATAGGTTGCAAACAGGATATCAGGGGTCAAACATACCAGATGATTTTCATATTCCTGCTTGCGGTATAGGCGACGTTGACAGGGCATTTTTCAACCTTTTTGACAAAGACATAAATTTTACCATTGTTAATCGAGGGACTTCTGAAAAAGTTCCAGTAATTTTCGCCACCGGTGAGAGATTCGCAATTATTAAAAAAGAGCAACCTGTCCGCGACGACGCTGGTCGCGTCATCATTCCCTTGATTTCAATTAGAAGAACATCGATCGACCAGTCAACAGCAGCCACAGTTCCAGGCCCTAGAGCTGACGTTGGTGAAGTCACTATCAAAAGAAGGCTAAGTTCAAAAGATCCAAGATACCAGTCTTTGGTAAACAAGACCCGCCTAAGAAATCAGGATAATGTTGCATCTCCAGAAAATGTAGAATCGAGAAATCCTGCTCGAAACGCTCGTGCCGGGAAGGTGGGCTCTAGAAGGCCAGAGGCAGAATTTGTAGGTGATACATACCCGGGCTACTCCCTCAAGCCTGATCTTGGAAAAAATATTTTTGAAATTATTACCGTTCCTAACCCTACTTTTTTCTCAATTAGTTATGAAGTAGTTTTTTGGACAAATTATGTAACGCACATGAACCAGCTTATAGAGACTCTGATGTCTTCATACAGCCCGTCAGGTTCTGCAAGGCACGAATTCAAGATAACTAGTGACAAAGGCTATTATTTTATTGCGTTCGTTGACAATACCCTGACCAATGCAGATAATTTTGATGATTTCACAGACCAAGAGCGAATTGTAAGATACACCTTAAACTTTACAGTGACGGGCTACTTAATTGCACCTCAAAATCCAGGTGATCCATCGCCTTTTAGAAAGTTTTTATCTGCTCCTGATGTATCTTTTGAAATGTTCCAGGTAAATGCCCCTCTTGTAGGAGAAGAGAGAAATAAACCTCCAGTTTCTGGAGATGTCGATGACTTTATTTTACAGGACATTGAGGATATCGGGCGCGACGGAAATGTAGTCGATTCTGATAGAAGAACTGTAGAAAAAGTAAGAAATATTATTAAAAATCCCGTAACGGGAGAGAACGAAGTTGAGATTTTAAAAGTCTTGTCTCGAAACGAAAGAAAGGGTGAGTCAGTTGTTAAAGCGAGAATCATCAAGAAACTGGGGGACATTTAAGGGACTTTTGATCTTAATCCCAATATTTATAGATAGTTATGTGCTAGGAGACCGTTTCAATGGCCGAACAAACATTTAGATCTCCCGGTTTTTTTGATCAAGAGGTAGACTTAACCCAGCGTGAAAATCCTCCTATAGGAACCCCCGCTGGCGTTATTGGAACCGCTGAAAAAGGACCTGCTTTTGTCCCAGTGACTGTGGGCTCTTTTGCTGACTTTCAAACTAAGTTTGGAGGTCTTAATTCAAAAAGATTTGGCCCCTATGCAGTCCGGGAATTTCTTAAGAACAGAGACGCTGTAACATATGTGAGAGTGCTTGGCGCTGGTTCCAACACTTCCGTTTCTGATATAAATACAACTAGAGCCCAGGGCACGGTTAAAAATGCCGGATTTAGCCTGGCTTCAACCGCAGTCGCTGCAAACATCCAGCCACTCGGGCACATGGGGACAGTGCAGTTTCTAACAGCAAAGCATGTTGTATCTGCATCTGAAGCATTTGGCTTTCCAGTTTTCACTGATAATTCTACCATTGGAAACGCCGACGCCAATCTTGTAAGAGCAGTTTTGTTTACAACAAATGATGCAAGGCTTGGGGTTCTTAATCACAACCAGACCGGTGCAACCATTAAAACCGCATTCAATGAGTTTGCGACAGTTGGTGGAAAAACCGCAGTCCTAAAAGATGAATTCAAGCTTTTTGTGTCTACTTCCGCAGGAACATCATACGGTAATGATGACAACATCGCCGGAGTAAGAATTTTTACTGCTTCACTAAATCCAAGAAGTATAAACTACGTTAGAAATACGCTCAATACAGATCCTGATCGATTTGCGGCAGAAAAGCATCTTCTTTATGCTGCTTTTGATGTTGAGCCAGAATTAGCTACGGTGGCTAGAGCAACCAATTCAGTTGCCATGCTCTCAGGTTCAGCCCATTCTTCGAGTGATAACCCAGCAGCACAAGCTTTTAGAGTTGCATTCGGTAGATTTGATACTAGGTACCAGACGCCTCGAACTACAGAGTTTATATCTCAGCCTTTCGGTGACACAGAATTCGATCTCTTTCACTTTGAAACAATATCAGACGGCGAATATGCCAACCGCAAATTCAAAGTCTCTATTAAGGCAATTCGAGGATCATCGGATCCCGCACAAGAAAGAGGAACATTTACAGTTCAAGTTAGATCTTACGGCGATTCTGACTTCGCGCCACAAGTGCTAGAAGAATATCCCGGGTGTAATCTGGATCCCACGTCTGAAACTTATGTTGCCCGCATGATAGGTGACATGAAGGCGTTCTTTAATTTTGATGCAGATGATCCTGATGAACGTCGTGTAATGGTTCAGGGCAAGTTTCCCAATAAGTCTAAATACGTTCGCATAGTTATGCACTCTAACGTAGCTGACGATATAATTCCTGCGACTGCCCTACCATTTGGCTTCCGAGG